ATTGTGTCGGATTTATCTCCGCTCCTCTTGCAGTTAAAGATCTAACGTCCGATTCTGCTAAGAAAAGTGCGATTACGACACACTTTGGCGCTATTAGTTCTAGTAGCTATCTTGTGTTTGATAGTACTCCCGCTTATGTTTACAACAAGTATCGGGATTCCTTCGCGTTTATCCAGCTTCACGGTCACGTGGCCGGTCTTTGTGCAGCCACTGACGATCTTGCAGATCCTTGGTTCTCTCCTGCCGGTCTTAATCGTGGTCAATTGCGAGGCATTACGCGACTTGCGTATAACCCTAAGCAAGCTGATCGTGACGATCTTTACCAAAATCGCATTAACCCTGTTCTTACCCTTCCGGGTCAAGGTACGGTTCTTTTTGGTGATAAGACCGCTTTAACCAAGCCGAGTGCGTTTGACCGCATTAACGTTCGCCGTCTCTTTATTACTATTGAGAAAGCGATTGCTACTGCAAGTAAGTTCCAACTCTTTGAACTTAACGATACGTTTACTCGCTCTACTTTCCGCAACGCTGTTGAACCATTCCTTAGAGATGTTCAAGGCCGGAGAGGTATTACGGACTTCCGAGTTGTTTGTGACGAAAGTAACAACACTGGTGAAGTAATTGACGGAAATCGTTTCGTGGCCGATATTTACATTAAGCCAGCGCGTTCGATTAACTTCGTAACCCTGAACTTCATCGCTACCAGAACTGGTACAGCGTTTGAAGAATTGGTAGGCCGATAAGGTCTAGAAGTATAAATATTAATAATATACATTAGATAAAGACTTATGGCTACTACAAACACAGGCATATCAAAATTCAAATCAAACTTCAGCGGTGGGGCCCGACCCAACCTGTTTGAATGCAGAATCGAATTCCCCGACAATAACCAAGTTCTCAGGAACGAAGCACGCTTTCTTATTAAAGGCGGATCGATTCCTGCAAGCGTTATTGCTCCAATCGAAGTTCCTTTCCGCGGACAAAAGCTTAAGGTTGCTGGAGACCGTACATTTGAACCATGGACTGTTACCGTTATTAACGACGTTAACTTTAATCTTCGCGATGCATTCGAAGGCTGGATGAATCGTGTTAATAACCATGAAGCAAATGTTTCTGACGACGCTGTTGTTGGTCAACACCTGAATTACTACCGCAATATGGAAGTTGTTCAACTTGACCGCGATGGAGACGAAGGTGGTATCAAAACATACACCTTCATCGACGCGTTTCCAACAAACGTTAGTGCGATTGAATTAAATTACGAGACAAACGACACTGTTGAAGAATTCACGGTTGAGCTCCAGTATCAATACTGGACCGCTGAAGGCGTTACTTCTTAAACGTCGTTCAGTGTAACAGAATTAACGAATTATTTCGGGGGTTCATCCCCCCGAAATAATTTTAGTTATATATAACTATATGAAGATATTTGGACTTGACATTTCCCGAAAGATTAAAGATGAGGCGGACGAAAAAGAAGAAAAGGATTTACCGTCCTTTGCGCCTCCTGTGGAAACTGATGGAAGTCAGGTCATTTCCGGAAATAGCACAAGTGGCTATTACGGACAAGTACTTGATCTTGATGAGGTAAGCGTTGGTAACGAACGAGACGCAATTCTTAAATATCGCCAAGCGGCAGCACAGCCCGAGTGTGACACCGCTATTTCTGACATTATTAACGGAGCTATTGTTGCAGACAGCTCTAGTGTTCCGGTTAATCTTTCAACCGATGAACTTGACATTCCTGATAATGTCAAGGATTTGATTAGAGAAGAATTTACTAACGTTTGCAGACTACTTTCTTTTAACTTTAACGGCCAAGATATTTTCCGCCGTTGGTATATTGATGGTAAACTTTATTACCACCTTCTTATTGATCCCGATAATATTAAAAGGGGTATTCAAGAAGTAAGGATGATTGATCCTTTGAAGATTAAAAAGATTAAAGAAATTAAAACCAAAACCGACCCAGACTCTGGTGTCAAAAGTCATTACGTAGCAAAGGAATATTTCCTTTATAGTGACAACCTAGGATCAAGTACAAATGCGATTAAAATTGATCCAACAAGTATTGTTTATGTTCCAAGCGGGAACTTAGACGACAGCGGCAAATTTGCTACTTCATACCTTCATAAGAGCGTTAAGCTTGTTAACCAACTTCGTATCATGGAAGATGCGTTGGTTATCTACCGAATTTCTCGAGCTCCGGAACGGAGAATCTTTTACATTGATATTGGTAACCTTCCAAAAGGAAAGGCTGAACAATACGTTCAGGGTATCATGGGTAAGTATCGAAACAAACTTGTTTACGATGCAACAAGCGGTGAGGTTAAAGACGACCGCAAAGCAATGAGTATGTTGGAAGACTTTTGGCTTCCACGACGAGAAGGTGGGCGTGGCACAGAAATTACCACCCTTCCTGGCGGTGAGAACCTCAGTCAAATTGATGACGTTCTTTTCTTCCAAAAGAAACTTTATCGCTCACTAAATGTTCCTGTTGGACGACTGGATGTTGAAGGAAGCCAATTTGCTATTGGCCGAGCAAGTGAGATTAGCAGAGAGGAAGTTAAATTCCAAAAGTTTATCAACCGCTTAAGAAAGAAGTTCTCTGTTCTCTTTATCGAAATCCTGAAAGTTCAGTGTCTGTTGAAAAACATTTGTACAGAATCTGAATGGCCTGAAATTCGGGAATCAATCTCTGTAGATTATATTGAGGACAATTTCTTTTCGGAACTTAAGGACTTTGAAATCCTGCGGGAGCGAGTTGCCATGCTTCAAGAGGTCGAGCCGTTTATTGGTAAGTACTATTCAAATAAGTGGGTAAGAAGCAATATTCTTAACATGTCTGACGAAGATTACGAAAGAATTCAAGCGGAGAATGAAGAAGAACCTCCGCCAGAAGATGACGGATTTTAAAAATTAAGCAACGCTTAAAAGACTAAACTATATAAATAAAGGTATGAATAACATCCAAAAACTTATTGACGCTGTTGCGCTTGATGATAAAGAAGAGATGGGAACTGCGTTTGCTTCCATTATGCAGGACAAAATCCGAACCGCTATTGATGTTAAAAACATTGAAGTTGCTGAAAAGATCTATAATACAAAAGAGACAGTTGAAGAATCCGCAGAAGTTACTATTTCTGTAGATGATGTATCACTCACCGAAGCGCTTCGTGCAGGTAAGGGTAAAACAACAATTGATGCTGATTATATCGGTGATAGTTATTTTACAAACGTTTCTCAGCGCCAGTTTAAGATTAAAATTAAACCAACTGGTAAGTCCACGGCTGATATAACTGGTGAA